TTTCTTTTTTTTTTTTTTTTTGGGGGGTTTTTAGGAACCTTTAATCATCCATGGGCAAGTCATACAAATGTTCAAACTGACTCTTTTCTAAGAATCCCCTTTCCAAGGTCACAAGAATCCACACAACCATTTTCGATGGTATCTTGAGTCGCACAGGAGCATTGAGACCCATCCGCTCAAAACGTTTGAGCTGATAGTACGACCAATTAGGAGCAATCGTTCCTGTCTCAAAGGCGACTCTAAGATCATCAGGTATACTTTGAAAGCAACAAGATAACATGTGACAAACACGAGTATCCCCACCAGCGTTTTCATAATACATGGAAACAATACGCTGTGCAAACAACAAATAATCATCATCTTCATTCTCAGGATACAACAATGTCAATACACTATCTATCAAGTTGCGAGTGGGACCCTTTCCCCAGATTTGGCGACCTAGGAATGCCAACCCGTCGTGGTGTTGCGTTTGCGCGCTCTTTTCCAAATTATAGCTCGGACCAAACGTCTTTGTGATATACTCGCTAGCTGCAGTAAAATCGAAAGGCTTTTCGATCTTCTCGGACCAGATGCAGTCATCGCCCAGACTCTTCATGAAATCACAAGTCCTGCCGTAGAGCTTGTGGTGAGCGGCCTGATTGATGTAGCATGTGCGGATGTTTTGCATGATTTGAAAACCTCTGGAACCAGTGCTGTCGCCGTTGTTCTTCTTCCAGACGTAGCCGTCGGGCATCAAGATGTCCGTATCAATGTCGTGTCTCATCAGGTCGTAGAAAAGACGCCTGTAGTGCGGGGCATGGTCGTTTGCGTAACCGTCGTCGAAGTAGTCAAAGTCAAGGCAATCCTCGATGAAGCCATAGACGCGCCGTGTAAGCCAGAAGCCGCAGCTAGTGTCGTAGTTCTTGAAATCCGACATGATTGCTGTGGCGCCAAACTCAACCGAAGCGGTCTTTTGATGCATCTCCTCAAGCAGCCGGGCGTACCCACCGTGAAACACGGTGTTTTTGTAGGCAGCAGGAGTGTTGCCGGCAAGCTGGTACTTCCAAAGCGGTTCGAAGAAGATCATCTGAAGGATAAGCACTTGAAGAGAAACTCCGAAGATGAAGCGCAGTTTGGGTTCACCTTTGCGAGAGACTTTTGTGCGACAATAAGCCATGGCGGGTGGAAAAGAGCATGAACCACCTTCTTCGTATAGTTGAACTATACGTGAAGCTTCGGCGAACGCTTCAGGCCAAGCATCGGCTTTTGTTTTGTATCCGCGTTGTTTGTAAGGATATCCAGGGCTAGTCCCCGATGGCAAATCCGTCTGGCGCAGGTCGTCTAGGCGGCGAAGACCCAGCTTTTCGGAGGGGATGAATCTCTTGCGTACCCACTGTTCTGCGGCGAGCATATGTTCATCTGTCGAGACGGGAGGCGGCACAACATCGTATTTCTTTAACGACGCGTAGAGCAGTTCGAGATTCGTGGGAGTCCGTTCAAATTGTTTGAGCCCTTCTAGGATTGATGACGGAAGCACGTTCTTGCAGTAGGACCACATGTGCTTGCTGTATCTGGGGCGCATCATCCGTAGCGGATAACCTTGTTCCTTGCCCACACAGATCACGGTCATCGAGTCGCTCGAAGCCGGTCTGCAAGGGATTCACGACACACACAAACTTTAGGTGTTAATCTGAATCTTTATGAGGCGAAAAGTGCTAATGCAACAAGACGTTATCTCCTTAAAGTTCAGCAGAAAGTTCAAATTTTTCGGAATCTGTTCC